CTTTTAGCGTGTGTTTTACATACCAGTCCAGCTCATGAAGGTACACGTTGGCAAATATTTGACTCGTTAGATTACCCAGCGGCATACCAACGCCTGGGCTGTCACTTGGGCTTGCGTCAATAATGTAATGCAGTAACGTTAATGTCATTTCGCATTTTATTTTATTGCTCAATAGTCGCTTTAATATTGCATGATCAACGCTCGAGAAGTATTTGCTTATATCCGCTTTTAGCGCGTAGGCCACTCCATGCTTGCGCTCTATTTGTTGAATTTGCCTTTGCGCCACATCGGCCCCTCTGTGCGCGCCTTTGTTGTTTCGGCACGCATATGAGTGATGAATAAATGTTTTATCGAATAGTGGCTCTATAACATTAAAGATGGCGCGATGCACAACACGATCGCGAAAGTTGGGCGCTGATATTAGCCGGCGCTTGGGTTCAAATACATAGAAATGGTGGTAGTTCGATAGCTCATACGTTCCCCAGTTTAGTTCGTTATATAGGTTGATAACGTTTTCTTCGAGGTTGTTAAAAAAATTGAGGGTTGCCGGTGAGTTTGCCTTGCCTTTTCTGCACTGGTACGCTGAGTTTAATATATTCTCATAGCTGACTATTAAACTAAAAGTGCAGCCGGTTGACGCATCAACCGGATTGTTCAGTGTTTCAGCAAGCGCTGAGGTTGCAGCATCCTTTTCAAGGTTGCACTGGCACAGCCCCGTGAGGTCGGTACTTCTGGCGTTATCAAGAGCTGGACGGAAACCAATATTGCTGTTCGCATTCGTGCGCGAGTTGTTGAAGTTGAGTGCTCCAAGCCCAGCATTGGACGTGTTGTTCCAATTGCCACCGCGATACGGCATACGCTCCCGCGTAATCATAATGCTGCATCCTTGTTTTTCATCTTAACAGATTTTACCCACCCACCAAGCATCTTGCCTATTTCAATGAGCTTTTCGCTCCATATTTTATATTTTTTAGTGTCTAGGTAGCGCATATCCTTGGCTGTGCGTATCATTCTTTTGAGCATGGTTAGCTCTATATCCATATCGGTTAACGTGGTCTTTTTGTGGTATCGCTTAAATGCAGTAATAATAAGGCGCTGCAGTGCAAGCATGCTGCGTCGTATTTCTGCGCCCATAACGTGCGTTTCGTGCTTTGGGAATTGCTTTAATGCTAAATAGCCGTAAACCATCATTCCTCGTGTTTTTTCTTCTATTGATAATGCGTACATTTACCTAATCTTAAAAGTGAAGTTGATTGTGCTGCGCTATCGCGCAGCGTTCAAAGTTGCTAAATTCAAGACTCAAATAAAGCTGGACGGAAACCAATAATGCTGCTCGCAGCCGTGCGCGAGAGGTGGAAGAGGAGTGCTCCAAGCCCAGCACCGGACGTGTTGTACCAAGCGCCACCGCGAGACGGCAAACGCTCCCCAAAATTTCGACTGTAGATGCTACCATTTAAAATAGCGCCGGTTGGCGGCTCAATACCCATTTGTCGCATTAGCAGGTTTTCAACGTAAGACGGGTCTTTGCTTGTAGTACGCCAAGTGTTTGAGTTTGTATTTCCAGAGTTTTGACTATCACCCAGCGTGCCTAGTCGATTCTCAATCATGCTATTTAAAATAACGCTTCCACTGGTTGCACCGCTTGAATCAAAATAGCATTCGTGGGCTGGCCAGTCCCCTTCAAGCATGTCAGGGTTATTATCAATCGGTGCAAATATCTGGCCTTCTTGCAGTTTGAGCTGATCTTGCCACTCCCACACGTTACCAACCATATCGAATACGCCAAATTGCGTGCCGTCGTGGCTCCACGTTGCAGGGCCTGTGCCTGTGTAGCTCGATGCTGAATGACCAGTGTCGCCAGGCGCATGAGCTGCCGATGCGCGGGTTGCAACTTCGTGCTTTGCATCGTGTGCGCGTCCGTAGTTTGTATCGCCGCGTGGTTGCTCGCCAAAGGCAAGGCCATAAAATGCCACCGCAAGCCATTCAATATTTGCAGATAAATGCCAGCCTGTGCCTTTGTTTGTGCACAGTGATTTTGCGGTGTCGTAATTAACTGACGTGCGGGGCTGCACGCCTGCAACAACGCTGCATCCACCATTCTCGCCAGCGCTGGCAATGTATTTTGCATACCAAAAACCACGCATTTGCACACCGTTTTTAATAAACGCAGGAAACACGCCTGTTCCTAGCTGTAAATCAACACCGTGGCGCGCTAGAATTGCAGCGTTAACGTCCTCGCTGTTGAACTTAGGTATCCACACCATGATGTTAGGGTTGCCTTGTGCGTCATATTTTACCGTGTTTTTGCCGCTACTCGCCGCCTCCACGGCCTCACGGTAAGCGGTTTGAGCGCGAGTTTCTACTGCATCTCGCGCCGCATTCCATTCCGATGTTGCAGTGCTGGCGGCCTGCTCTGCATCATCAATCATTTGGTGCGGTGTTTTTATTGACTGCTTCAAGCCATGGCTGTCGGTTAATTCTTCTGTCGCATTGCTAGAGTTTAACCAAGTGCGCAATTCATCTAAGAACAATTGCTTTTGGTTAAATTGAACTGACACTTGGCCCGCAATTCGTGTAAGTATTGTGCCGGAAGTGTTACGTAAAATTGCGTATGATTTATCTGGGCCTGTGCTGCCCTCAAAGCCACGATCAAGTGTAATGCTTGTATCACTATTAACTGCTATTACTTCATACCAGGTCTTTGCATCTAGCGTGCAAACATCACCAATAGCAATAGCAATTACATCGCTTTGCCAATTTGTATCCACGCCAACGACTGATTGGCTACCACCAACTACGTTTACTTTACCTACGCGATACCACGCGCCTGCGCTTGCTGTCATTTTACTGCCCCTTCTCTTGCGCCATCATTGCAACGTCTGCTTGGCTTTTTTCGCCTAGCTGACTTCTAAATGCGTTCATGTGCATTTGGCTCTTATTAGGGTTGGCCGCATATTCAGCATCTTTCATGTATGAGCGGTATAAAATCCACTCAATAATCGCGTTCACATATACATCATCAAGCGCAATTACTTCGCCTGATTCATTGGCTGCGGCGTCAATCGCCGGCGGCGCTTTAGAGTAAACAAGGGTTAAATTAATACCAGTAACAACACCAGGATAAACGTAGAATGTGTTAGGGTTGCGCTCGTCATAAATGTAAAGCTCTACTTCTATCGCTGTTTTACCCGCGTACCACGTATCGTAGTTATCATCGAGCACTTGGCGGTTATAAGGACCGCGTATTGCTTTGCCTGATTCATTGCGAGTCACATCAATGAGCTTTAAAGCATCTGCGGGCAATGACTGCTTTGTGCCTTCTACGCACACAAAGTTATCAATATCGGCTGTGTATGAGTCAGGACGGCGCAATACAATAGCGCGCTGAGCATCGTTTAAGTAATTTAAAAGCTCCTCTTTAGGCCAGCGTGTGTAGCCGGGATCGTTAAGCAGTTTATTTACTCGCGTTAAAATTTCGTTTGATGTAACAATAGCCATTAGTAAAACACTCTTGGTTGTGAAGGTCTTTGCTCATCCAGGGCGTTAACCGCCACCTTAAAAGCATCGCGGTAGCCATCTGTAAAACGGCGCTTGTAGTAATCAGACTTTGCCAGATCAGTCCATGCGGTATTAGGTATCATTAATAAATTTGCTGCCGCTCCATCGGCAATCGCATCAGCCCAGCGGTTAACAATGGTGCTGTCCGCTTCAAAGTCATTAGGTAGTAGGAATTGCGGGGCGATATGGTAAAACACGCGCACCTTTGGCGTTGTGTTTATAACCGTAACGGTGCCATTAGGTGACACGGTGTAATCATCTGAGCTTTTAAGCTCTCTACCATTGGCATCTAAAACAAAATCAACACTGACAAATACGTGATCATCATCAATGTTAAGCTCCCCGCTTTGGCCTTTCTCAATTTCTTGAGTGCGAGCTAAAAAACGAGACTCATAACAAAACTTTTGGTAGGCGCGACCTAGCTGGTCTTTCGCCATTTGATCAAGAACGCCCCCGCAGCGCTCACGAACTAACGGGATCAAGCTAGATAATTGCGCCATGATTATTCGCCCTGGTCTGTATTTTCGTCAGCAACAGAAGCGCGGAACGCATCACGTACTTTCTTGCAGTATGCTGGCACTGGCTTTTTAGCACCTTCAATAGTTAAGTCGTGCGCCTCAACGAATGTACTAAGTTGATTTGAGCTGTACTTGCCTAAGTCAATTTCTTCGCCATCAACGATGATTAACATGCTTGCATCAAGCGCTTCTTGCTTTTCAGCTTCTTCGCGTGCAATGCGTGCGGCTTCGGCTTCTTCTTCTCGTAGTTTTTGGCGCTCGATATAAGCTTTAGCATCTTTTTCAGCAACCCAAACTTCGTTAAAGTCTAAAAAACGCTGAACAAGCTCAGACGGTACAGCCGTTGGCTCGCCTTGCTTGAAAATAGTGCGGGTATTACATACGGTGTCTTTTTTAAAAGGCTTCTTACCGATGTAAACGATATTCGTTGTATTGCTCATGGATATTCCCCAATAAAAAAGCCCCGCAATTAGCGAGGCTTGATTTAAACGTGTATCGAAAAGGCTTAGTAACCTTTGTAGCGGTACTCTAGTTGAAGTACAACTTTGCCGGTTGCCGCAGCCGATCCCGTATTTTTAACAACTAAATCACTTGGACCTTCATCGCCAATATATACAGGCTTAACAAATGCGCCTGCATTGCCAGCACTTGCAGTATCAAAAGCGGTTAAGTCCTTTTTACCACCTGAATGATCAACAACCTGAACTGTTAGCTCAGTGTCAGCGCCTAGCGCATCGTTAATAATACGAACGCCAGTGATTTGCGTGCCGATTGGCAAGCTCTCAGACGCAATAGTTGTAGCATTAGCCGCTAAAGCAGCAATCGAAAGTGTTGCCAGGTGTAGCGATAGATTACCGGCGGCACCTTTATAAAATGTTTCTTTCATAATTTTATCCAATTATTAAAAGTTAAAATGAAAAGCCAGATAGCTCCGGCATAAAGGGCTTACTGTAGAGATACAGCCGTATCAATTACCATCGTGCCGTAATCGTTTACGCGACCTGTTTTGTCAGAGAAACGTACTTTCTTACAACCATTCATCCATACGATAGCTGTTTCGTTTGCGTTATCGTGGTCGGTTTTCTTCGTTGACATAGAGAAGTGCGAGCCTGAATCAGACTTACCGTAAGCATTCGCAAGCGCTTGACCACCAAGTAAGATAGCGCGGTCAATGGTAGTGCCGGCTGTTACTTGTTTTGTTGTTGCTAACTTGTCGTTGTTAGATACCGTTACAGTATCGCCAGCATAGAAACGTACAGGCTTGCGGTATTGACGAACAAGAATGTTGCGCCACATGATAATGTCACCTTTGAATACAGGGAGATTGAAGCCTTGGCCGCGTTTCATAGCGCGTGATTGAAGCTCTTGTAACTTTTTATCAGTCGCAGAAGCATAAAGGTCACGCCATTGGCGCGGACTAACGAACAACAAGAAGAATGGCGACTCGTTAGCCATTTGGTCAGCTTCAAAGCTAATGTGCTTCATTGGATTAGCTTGCTCTTCCAAAATAAGCGCTAAGTCGTCCAGCTTTTCAAGCGTCATAATATCCGCAGCATCAATTGCTTCAAAGCTTGTCGCATCACCGCCAAACTGGTGACGGTCATACGTTGGTGCCATCACATCGTTAACCATGATTTCTTTAAATTCTTCATGGTTTTCAAGTGGAATGATGATGTCATCAGGAGCAAATGAGCCGCGCGCACCGGCCAGGTGATACATAGCAACTTCATCTTTAAGGTCGTTGTAGTAGTTACCAAGCAACGTTTTAGCTGTGCTAAGCAAGTTGTGCTTAGTACGCTTTTGCGACATTTTACCGCCGCTATCAACCATCTTACGGCCTTGGTCAATACGCAATTCAAATACTGTTTCGCTCAAGCTTTCGCCACGGCCTTCCAGTTTTTTATCGCCCATTGTTGGTAAACCGCTTAGGTTGTGGAATAAATCCATTTCAACCGAATCACCGGCTTGGCTTTGCAAGTCGTTGATCATAACCACTGGCGCGCCCTTTTCAGTTTGCTTTTTTCCGTGGGCCATATCAGCTTTAGCCGCTTTTGGTGCAGAGCCGGTTAACATGTTCACGAACGTATTTTGACGGCGTGTATGTGTAAACAGGGCAGCGCCAAACGCTTTAGCCGCTTGTGCTTTTGTAATTGTGCTCATTTTAATTTCCTAGAGAAAATCTGACGCGCTTTCAAGCATCGCTTCAATTTGCGCTTCGGTCATACCTTCCATTTCTGCTGTGATAGTCGCAGCATCTTTGTCCAGTAAGTTTGCGTTAGCGCTCATATCGCTGGCTTGTGTGCCTACGTCAGTGGGGGTATTTGGGATTGGTGCAGAGTTTGCGTTGCTTGGCTTAGGCTTGTGCTGTTCACCAAAGGCGCTTTGTACGCGCTTTTCAACTTCTTTAAATCGCTCTGCTACAGATTTGTTTGCAAACGATGGGTCTTTTGCGAGCTTGTCATCAATAACCTTTGCCATATCCCACTTATCAACATCGTTTTGCTGCCACTGCTTTAAATGCTGTGAGTTAGCAAACGCGTCTTGCACCTCGTTTTGAGTCGGTGCCGATTGCGGTTGGCTCTGGTTGTTGCTGCCATATTGTTGAATTTGATTAGCTAATTCGCTAACTAACTCACCTAGCTCTGGATATTCGTCTTTAATACGCTCCATTAGCTCAGGATCTTTTAGCATTTCGCCTGGCAGTTTGCGCGGGTCCATTCCAGCCTCTTTTAACTGGCTGCTGTGTAACTCTGCTACACGTTTGGTTTCCTCAAACTGACTTTCAAGCTCTGCTTTTTCTCTGGCTAGTGCTTCACGTTCAGCTTCGGCTGCTGCGGCACGCTCACGCGCTTGTGCAAGTACATCATAAGGCAAGCTGTGTTGCCCGTTCTTGCTGCTTACGTCCGTTGCTTCTACGTAATACTTACCATCAATTTCAACATAACCTTCTGGCGCTTCACCCTCTTTGGTTGACGACTCCGCTTCTACGTCTGTTTTAGTTGGTGTTTCGCTATCGTCCTGCGCTGGTTGTTCTGGTGCTTTTTCTTTAGCGTCTACTGCAGGCTTTTCGCCATCTTCATCGCCAAATAATGTATCACCATCAATGTCGAGCTCAGCAAGTGCTGCCTCAATCTCTTCATCAGTACCAGTTGCTAATATTTCGTCTAAATCATCCACTTTATTACCCCATCGACCATTTAACGTATGGTTACGAAAATTAAAATTTAGGCGTATCGCTGCCCTTGCGAATTTGTGCATCGCACAAAAAAGCCGCCTTGATTTCTCAAAGCGGCTTCATTTCTGCGTAGTACCTTTGTGTCCTATTGATTCGCCCATATTCTGCTTGACAGTGTTTCGGCGTAGGCTTCCATAAATCCAGCCTGCTTAATCATTCTTGCCTGCTCTATATCACCGAGCGTTTTAAACTTTTCATTTCCATGAATGAAGGAGTTAAGCGCCTTAATTTTCACTGCAAGCTGCTTGTGTTCATCTTTCATTCTTTCTACATAGTTATTGCTCATTTTAATTCGCCTTATTATCTGTATGGTTTGCGGAGCTTTACATTGAAACCTCCCCAGCTTATTGCCGTTACTCGCCGACCATTTTTTAAATGAGACGCAGGCCGTACCGCGCCATTTGATTTTTCTACGTTAGCCGGCTCAAACGCTGGCATTATGTATTTTAAAAACCAGTGCTTGAGTACGTTCATGTTTACCCCGCGTGAATGGCTTGTTTAACTACGCTATGGAATAGCGCATCTTTGACTTGCTGTTTTTCAGGCAAGTGATGAAATGGCTTCAGATGCTCATGCGTTTTGTTTTTTATTGAGCGCTTAGGGCCATACTTCCAGCCGGCAACAATCATTTTTGCAACCCAAGCGTCATGCCATGCTTTAGCGTCAGCATCAATGTTGATAATTAAAAACGCCACATGCTCAATAACACCGTCTTTTTCTGGCTGCTCTAGCTCATGCCAATGCTTTAATGGCTCACGAATTACCGCTGTGTAAGCTTGATTAACTTCGTGACACATTTTTGCAATGGCTTGTATTTGTTCAATGTGATCTTCTGGTATGTGGTCTATGCTCTCTAGCTGCTTCATTGCTACACCTGTATTGCGTCTAGTTGCTGTTGAATGTTTGCTTGTACGTTTGATTTCATTGCCGCTATTTCAGCATTGCTTCTGCGTACTTCACTTAAAATCTTTTCAGTTTCAGCTATCAACTTGTCGTCTTTAACTTCTTCTGTTTCAGTTTTCTTCTGTAATTCAAGTATTTTGACTTTTAGCTGTTCG